TGAGGTGAATCCATTGACTTTCTTTTGTCGCTTCCATGATACACGCCAGCGATCTTTATTCATTGATAAGTTCACCGATGGTTTCAGATTCGTCACCTAGGACTGATGCAATCCAGTCATCTTCAGGTGCTTGAATGATGTCATTTTCATCCCAAGAGATGTCAAATTCTTCGTTATACATTGTGTTGACCAAATCCATTGTTTTGTGCAATTCGAGCAGATTCTTTCCAGTAACGCAGTTGATTGCGTTTAGTTTTAAGGCGATGAAGTTCTTCATCAGTGTAAGAAACTTCGCCTCTTTCTCCTTTACGGATAACTTTGTTCAATAGGCGGATGTCGGATGCGATTGACATTAGTATTACATGAAATGGGGGTTATGGGTGGTGATGTGTGCAGGTTGTTTGAGTGTCACACGATAATCTTTTTATTAGGTGCAACAATCCGTTGGAACATGCTGTTATATTGTTCTTCCAAATTAGGTGCGACCTTTGTGATATACATCACCATACTTTTAGGGATAGTTAGTTCACTTTCGTTAGGATCTTGAAGTGGTGCAAAGGGAGCAAATCCTACTTTGCTACCGTCTTCAATAGGCATAGCAACGATTGCATCACGGATAGTAATATAATCGTCAGTTTCCTCTACCAAGTCTGCCACAATATTCTCAGCAGATAGGAAACGAATACATTTTACATTCATCGGTATAAGTCACTTAGGTGTAATTTTTCTACGATTGCTTCGACTTCTTTCATTTTGTCGAGATAAACACTCTCAGGAATAATTTTGTCGCCATAGAAACGTTTCTGTAAATCAGAGACATACAGAAACAGAGCATCTTTCATGATCATTTTCTCATTCTTGTCGAGAATTGCAGTGTGAAGGAATTGCATTTTAGGAGAATCGACGACGGGTTTTGAGATACTCTAGCACGTCATCTCTGACCCACATGAGTTCATTGTAACACTTTTGATTGTGAGCACATTGACGCAATTTGTGGTCAGGTTTCAGAACAGACTCAATGAAGAGATCGAGTCCTCTGTTGAATTTTACATCTTGAGATTCGTTATCCATGAAGTTAGTTTAGACTGAATGTGTGTAGTCCAGATCGTAGTCTACCGCACTTTCATCATCAAACTCTATATCTTCATAAAGACTTTCGATTTCATCAAAGTCACTGCCATCCGTCATCATCTGATTCAAATTGGGTGCGATTGTTTCTTTTGGATCCTTTTGATTGGAAATTGTCATCGTAATTGTCTCCCCAGTTTGTTCGATTGGTGCCGCCACGCTGACGTTTGTCTCGGATAGATTTGCCTGGTGAGTAATATCCTCGCTCAGATCCACCCCGTCGAAATGTCTTGCCCATTGGTAATGATGTTGAAGTAAAGATAAACTACTGTATTATGTATTCAATCCACGTCACGATATACAGATGTGTAATCATCCGTATCGCTAGTCTCGGGGATAGGATATACTTGGGTGTGCAATTCTTCAAAACAATATCCAACACCCTTCAAGAAATCCTGGGTCTTGTCAACTACATCATCAAGAACAGTTGCTTCAAATTCTTTAGTTGTCACGGTAGAGTCATCATCAGTGCAGATGAGAGTGAATTGTGGCATGGTTTTTGTTTAGGACTCCGTTAGTATAGCAGACTATTTGCGGTGTGTCCAGTGCATGTGCCACCTATTTCAGTGTCCCATCCTCTATCATCTGGTTGTAGATCTCACCATGCTCTATCACATAGTGAAAAAATATCTGATGATGATAATCTTTAGGACCACCAGGCATAGGTTCACGCCAGTGCCTACATCTGATGCCATCATATAACACAGCATCACCATTATTCATATTGATAGGTTCACCTTCCACAAAAAATGTCCACGGTTCAGATAACGTGGACTGTAATTGCATAGTGATACTAACCTCACACGCAATCTGATCGGTATGTGGAACTAACTCATTGCCAGCATAGTAGACACGATCAAAGAAATATGTTGGGATAATCTTGATACCACCCAGATAATCTTCAATGATTGGTATCAATGCACGATGCACAGATCTGAAGTGAGGATGATTAGTTCTGGAATATGATCCTGATACTTGTTTCTCTACATCATGATAAGTGACATCATATCCTTTCCATTCTTCATGCCCTTCTTTATACAATGGTGGCAAATTAGGTTCAACATGAATAATGTTTCTAAAGAGTTGCATAGTTTTCTCTCAACCTATCTTCCCATTGACCGTCAGGAGTAGTGCGATCAATATCGTTAGCACAATATGCTAATGGACCACGACTTCTCACATAATGTAAGAACATCTGTCCAAAGTTTTCTCCTTGATAGTTACCAACTCTCCAGTGTGGTGTAACACAACCCAGATAAACTACAGCATCCCCAGGTTCAAGATCGACTTTGTATTGTTCCTGTGTGATATAGTTTCTGAGTCCTAATGACCATTCTTGATCTGATCCTAAATGTATAGTTACAGATATTTCACACGCTGGACGATCGGTGTGTGCAATTAAAAATGAATCTTTTTTATATAATCTCAGATAAGCATAAGTAGGGAACAATCGCTCTTGAGCAATGTCCGACATATCTCTCGTAAAATAGTATAAAAACTCTTTACCTGCTTGAGGAGATTGATAGTTGTAACATGGACCATGGAAATCATCATTAACGAAGTGTAATTCTTGCTGTCCGTTGTCTACTAACTCACGATAAAGATCAGATGCTGTATCTTTATGCAGAAAGTTTTTGACAATCAGATAATTATTCTTCAATAAGTCCTGATTCATAGATCAACTACCAAATTCAAAGGATCATTTTCACTACCCTTCAATCTAAAAAAGTTCATACCAGTTTCTGTAATCATGTCCCATGCAATAACATATCGATCTGGATCAAAATCTCTGATACCATTTACTTTATGTGGCAAACATGATGGGAACAATGTCATCTTACCTTTCTTAGTTTGAAATCCAACCTCACCAACATAAGGGATGTCATAGTCAGTGCAAGTCAAATGTGTCGTGAGATAGAGTGATCCACTCAAGAAAGAATTTTCGTGCATTGCATGAGTATGCCTACCAATATTCATAGGATACTTCTGAGGATAAACCCATCCTCTAATAGATACATTCTCCTGAGGTGTGATGTCAAGTTGCTTACAGAACTCATGATAAGATACTTTGATAAGTTCTTTGAAAGTATCAATCACTTTGTAGTTCCATGAGAATACATTATAGTGTTCCCATTGATGATTGTCAAAGACACCTTCTTTTTCTTTTTCAAGAACAATGTTTAGCAGGTCATCTGTAAGTTGTTCAGATACATCATCTTGCCACACAGAGATATCATATTGTGGAGCAAAATAATTAAGAGGTTTCTTAGGAGTGCTCCATCTATGTAATTCAGGCATGTAATCGTTCTCCGAACTTAGGGTCAATTTGTTGTTTTAATTCTTCAGAATATGGACAACTGGTTTGACATATTCTGCAAATACTATCTAGGTCTACAAATGCTTCAGGGACATCTACAAAGTTAGCACACTTTTCCCAGTCTACAAGATCAAAGTTCATTGTGCATCCAACAGGACAATTAGACTCGCAAGGTGCATCACAACCTATACAGTTTTCATAATGAGGTTCACCCTCAACTACAGTTGTTTCATCAAACTCAGCATCAGTTAGAATTAAATCAATTTTATAATTCATACCAAACTTCTCATGAAATGCAAGAGAAGTTTTTGCTAATTTAGCAGCACCAGATCTGATGGCAAACTGTTTTCTATTGAGCACATAATTATCATATCCAAATCTATATCCGTATGCACCCCAGTGCAAATTTAGATAGTCAATGATAGCAGGCAAGAAATGATTTTTGTAAGTATAATCATATGCAACTTTACTATAAATGTTCCATACAATAACTGACTTACAACTATCGATAATCCTATAAGATTGCCCATATGATTGAGGCATACCTTTGTTGTAATTATCTTGTGCTCTTTGTGTTACTAACTCAGGGGGCGGAGTTGTTACACTCAGATCATATAACAATGGAGTATCACCAATGATAAGATCAATACCATCTTTGATGTCAGATAGTTTCATATTGCCACCCAGTGATCCTTTCTGTTATCAAAGATGTCCTCATTATATACTACTTCTGTAATAATATCAAATGCAACACTAACTCTAACACCGTTATCCATATAAGGATTTGTATAGTGTTCTAACCAATTAGGGAACAAAGTAATCTTTCCATTTTCATTCTTTGATGAATATGTTTGCTGTGTATATGGGTTAACATAATGTGTCTGGGTGTCATAATCTCCCAAACATATATGTCCACCAATATATGTGTATGGACTAGTCCAGTGTTGATGTTGCTTCAAATGCTGACCCTTACGCAATACATTACCCCAGCATTGAATGTAGATCACATTCTCCCATTCATGTCCTAATTCAGTGATAAAGTTATCATGTGCCGTCCTGATAATCTCTTTCAAGAAATGACATTCTTGCCATTTCAATATATTATATCCATCAGATCTAGATGTCATACTATTCTCACCTAGACCAGTATTCCAGTCAGAAGTAAATGGAAGAGTGTGAATGACACTATCTTCCATCTCTAGCACAATATCTCTGAGATTCTTCATGTCCTCAGTAGATTCATACATGAAATAGTTGAACTCAGGAGCAAATGGTGTTCTCTTGGGTTCATTTTCAAATTGAATAATTTGCATCACATCTCC